ATTGACGTCATGATAATCCTGAGCGCGGACAGTTGTGTTTATTATGAATTCGGAGAAACAATTTATATTGCACCAAGAGAAGGCACTAATAGACTGAACAAATACCTCTCAGACGACAAGGCTTATATCAATTCTAGAAAAATTATAGAAAAGTTCAAATCATCTTTAAAAGACGTGCATCAATATAGCTCCGCAATTATAAATAGAAGAGGGGAAGCTGCCACATTAAAATTAATCTCTTACGAGTGGAACTTTGATATAGTCCCCTCCTTTATTACTGCCGCAGATGATAATGGAGTTACTTTTTACTTAATCCCAGACGGCAATGGAAACTGGAAGAAGACAGATCCTCGCATTGATAAAGACAGAACTACAGCCATCAATCAAAAACATGATGGAAAAGTGTTAAATGTCATCAGAGCAATAAAATATTGGCAAAAGAAGAACAAACTTCCAGAATTAAAATCATACTTAATTGAAACAATACTACTAAATTACTATGATAACACCAACTCTATTAGTAGCTATCTTGAAGATGAAATATATGTTGCCCTTAACCATCTTTCGTTAGCTATATTAGGCGACGTTAGTGATCATAAAAACATTCAAGGAAATATTAATCATCTAACCTGGGATGAAAGAGTTGTTGTATTTTCTGCAGCACTGGCAGATTCCAATCTTGCCAAGGAAGCTAAAGATAACGAATTTACAAACACTGCACTTGCATTTAACCATTGGAAAGAGGTATTTGGTAATGACTTCCCAGACTACTGACCACAAGCCAATTTTTGACATTCAGAATGAGAGCGGCGTTATTTTAATGTTAGCAGCTCAACGAAACATGTATTCAAAAATAAAAATGATGTTCGGTATTTCCTTTGTGGTTTCGGTCTTAATACCAATTACATTGGCTACAGTCAATTTCATAATAAAGTTAAATCCAAGCCTCAACATCCCAAAGTTTAGCACTTACGCCTCCATTTATAGCTTGGTACTATTCTTTAGCAACCTGTATATAATGGATTATATATCTGGATTTAAGAAAAAGGCTGCCTCTGTTCAAGAAAAAATTGACGTGTATATTTTCAACATCCCTTGGAATGATTTCATTGTCAGAAGTAAACCGAGTCAAGAAGATATCAGTATTTATGGAAATAAAGAGTTAGCAAAAAATGGCGATGGCAATTTACACAACTGGTATTTAAATAACCCACTCAATATCAACCCAATTCTTCAGTCACTATTATGCCAAACAAAAAACCTTGGCTGGGATATACGTCTAAAAGAAAAAACATCACTTTCTATAAAAATCGCACTCGCAATATCTACATTGTTATTCGTTGTTACCTGTTTTACCTATGATGCCTCAATGTCAACCGTTATCACTAGTTTTGTCATATCACTACCCGTGTTCGGTTTTGCACAAAAATATGTTAGCGACAATGCCAAGTCAATAAAAAACATGCTTGAACTTCGCCGTGACGTGGAGAGCAAACTATCTACAATCGAAGCAAAGAAAACTTATAAAAAGAAAGACATTCAGTCTTTCACACGTTCTGTGCAAGATAGTATCTATAATTATCGCTCAAGTGGAAATCCAGCCCCTAATATTCTTCATAAAATCACCAGAGCAAAAGAAGAGGATAATTACAATAGTTTATTCAATGCATATGAGAGTAAGCTAAAAGATATTGCTGAGAAATGACATGCTAATTTGGGGTTGATATCTCAACCCCAAATCCTATTGTAAGTGCGGGTATCCCTAGTAAAAACATTATAATTTCAATTGGATAATCGCAATTTTTTAACAACCCTGTTGAATTCTTGATTTATTTGCGCGCTTTCATCTTCATCCCTTCCCTCTATGATCCCACAGTTATTGACAGGACTCCGAGGCGCGGCAATGCCGCTTTTTAAAGTCAAAGGCTCAACGGCTAAAAGCTTTGGAACGATGCGCCATTCGGCTGTGCGTGTAACGTGTACCAGCTCAGAGCCCAAGTGCGGCGCGTAGATGCCCACGACTCTCTCTATGTCCTCTTCGTAGGCGTTAACCTCGTCAGTCACGTTACGAGCCACACGGACGGTCTGGCTATCGCGTGGAACATTCGCCCCACCCTGCGCTGCGATATACAGGTCAAATTCACCTTCATCAGCTGCAGCCCTCGCCGCCTCGACACGCTCATCGAATTCATCAGCAATGCTTACGCCGCGAGGCAGTTTGCGCAGCTCGCGATATGCGCCCATCGTTGGCAGGCCAATAGATTTGAATTGCGGGATGCGCCACGTTGACGCCCATGCGGTTACAGCAGCGGCCGTATCAGTCAGAGGCTTGCCTGTATCGTGATCGACCTGACCATCGAGCGCGTAACCATCGATATTCTTAGCAATGTATTTTGCGATGTAACCGGCTGCGCCACCTTGATTGAGGTGCTTCGCTTCAAAGCGCTGTGTTGCAGCGCCCTTTTCATCGCCATCTTCTTTTAAGGCATAACGGCGCATGATTTCGGTGATGTGTTTGCGTTGTTCTGGTTTGCAAAAAAGCATCATGTGCCAGTGCGGCGTTCCATCATGATGCGGCTCGACAACGCGCATCCCGTAGACCTGCAAATCGTTATCTTTAAAAGCTGTACGCATCAGGCTCCAGATACGGCACAAATACCGCTGTCCATCCTTCGGCGTAAAGGCGGTTTCATTCCAGCCGTGATTAAGTTGCACCGTCTTTTTATCGCCCTTTCCTACCTGACGCGTAGGGTGATACTTCGATGGCGTGGTGATAGTGATAAACATCCCGACGTCACCCTGACCGGCCGCATAGCGTTCAATGCCTGCAATAGTGTTCATCAGTTCCATACGACGGATTTCTGGGTTTGAAATACTTCCCATGACTTTGCTGATGAGATCGATGCGCTCACCAGTCACTTTGTTTTCCAGTTCGCACGATTTGAGGTATTCGAGGTTAGCCAGGCGGCGAGAATGCACGTCGCGGATCGCCGTTCTGCTGGCGTATGGAGAACGGTCTTTATTTACCTCACCGGCTGCAATCAGCAATGCCTCGTGCCAGCGCATACGCTGCGCCTTAAACTGGTTAATCCACCATTCATCGTTAATCAGACGAGCAATAGCGGAAAATGCCTGGCGAATTGTGATCTGCCCTTTGCGGTATTTTTTCCAGAACATCGGGGTGATATTGAATGCACGCGCTGCACCGGCAACGTGACCATATAAATGCGCCTGCGCCTCATCGGTGAAAAGAGTCTCTTTACCGCCGTGAGTATCTGCCCAGGCGTCGCTTAATTCTTCATAAGCAACATAGAGCTGCGAAGCGACACGAGCTGCAAACTTTTTGAGCGCCTTGTCACTCATACCAGGTAAACGCGAATAGCTTTCTCGCTCGCTCATGAAGAGTAGCGATGCGGTCTCGTTCATTCCATTAAGCTGATTGACCCGCTCAAGACGTGGCCCCACCCTTTGCTCGACGGTGTTCTTAAGGAAATAGAAACCATGAAGTGGGCTTTTAGTACGACGGATAAAGTCATACCGAGAGTTGAACAACGTTTTTAAGACGTATGGCAGGCGATTAACTTTACCTAAAACACCTTGCACCTGACGGAATTCGCCACGTGTAAGGGGTCTGTCACGGCCAATTGCAGAGCGTGGAGCATTCCAAGGATAAGCACCGACGAACGTATCATCGGTGTGCTTCGGGAAAGGAGGCGGTGGCGAGGGGGCAATACGCCCCCGAGGTTCAACGGCCATTTGAAGTGAAAGCTTCCAGACATTGCTTCGCTACGCGCTCAATCTGAGTTTCAAGCGCCGAGAAACGAGTGGCGTCTCCCGTTAAAAGGTCATGCAAAACAAGACCGGAAACGAGCTTAGAAATTGTCGAGTAGTAACCCACTACATCCAACCATTCCTTCCCTTCATTCTTGCCGGATGTAGCGATTTTCTTTTCCTGCAAAATGAATTGATAGCGGTCGCTGGTAATGACGTACTGGTTATTTATCTCGATGCGTATGCTCATTTTTACTTCCTGTTAAAAGTGGTTAATCCGCTTTCACGAAAATCAAGTTGTGTAACTTTTCCGACTCCTGACCTAATAACTCGATAATCTCGGTGCGGTTTAGTTCTGACTTACTGATGTGCGCGATAAGACCGTCAAACTGAGAAGAGAAACGGGTCGCTGTATCGCGCTGTGCTTCGCTTACTGCCTGCGCCAGAAGTACCGAATACATGCCCCGCTGCGCTGTATTTTGTTTTTGCATTTTCCTATCTCCAGACAAAAGGAGTCCCCACGCTGTAAGGCGCGTAATAAAACGAATCCAGATTAATTAATGTAAATACTGCTCAGGTTTTACCGAGGTTAAAATGGTTGGCGCGTACTCGAAAAGGCTAAAAAACTCTCGCAAAGCGCGGAATAATTTGTCGCGCCAGTAGCAGTCCTCTTCGTTCAATCGCCAGTGCGGCATACTGAACTCCTGATCCGTAAGCCCGGCATGACGGAAAAGAGAACGTCTTTGACTAACCGTAAGACGGCTAATAAAGGTCGCCTTAGTCGAGCCATGCTGGCGAAACCGACTGAATGCGAATCTCAGTTCATCCAGGGCACAGACAAGACGCTCGCGATCGGCTTCGTCCATTTCTTCTAAACGCATGACTGAGTGACGCTGTTTTAATTGAGCGTGAAAACAAACGGTCAATCGTTCGCGCTCCATCAACTGATTGTAGAAATCACAGGTGTCCTGCCAGCGTGGTTGAGCCAGATACTTGCCGACCAGACACCGAAGCGCCGCTGGTTGTTTCTGGATCACATCAAGAGTCATGACGGTCATAACCACAGCCCTCTTTTTTTGACCAGACGGCGAAGCGTCTCAATAACGCCAAGCTTACGACTACGGATGATAATGCCCTTGCGGCCGCGCCCGTGAGTGATAGTGAAGTTCATGAGGCTAGGGCTTTCTCTGCGGAGTAACTGAGCAATGCAACGAGGTTCATTTTTCATGCTGGCTCTCCCAATCCGAGCCACATTAGCCAACCTTCACGAATCTCTTTCGGGCGGCTTTCATAGGCAAGTTTCATTCCATTGTTCCAGGCTGGAAGGTAAATCCAGTATTCACCAACGGTTCCACTAGTTGATTGGGGATCAGTCATTTTAATAATTGGTAACTTGCCTTTATCAATCATTCCCCGAACCGCCGTCGGGGTCTTGCCAATGAGTCTCGCGAACTCTTGGTAAGGGACTGCATCTGTCGCACTTACAAGCTGTTTATTCATCTGTTACGATTCTCCTTTAGTGCCATTAATTGCTCTTAATGGGGTTTAATTGCGCTCAATGGAGATTCACCCACTAGATAGATAAATCTACGATAGGTGACAATATTCAACTATAGGTGATTTTATGTCAATACAGATCCATGAAAAAATCAAGCTAATCAGAGAGTCAGAGAGGTTAAACAGAAAGCAATTCAGTGACTTGACTGGGATTGTTTATGGTTCATTTTGTAGTTACGAAGCCGGCGATAAAAAACCTGGTGTTGAACAAATTATGAAAATCCTTCAACACCCGCGTTTTACCAAATACACCATGTGGTTTATGACGGATCAAATAACACCTGAAGCTGGGCAGATTGCACCGGCTCTCGCGCACTTTGGGCAGCAGACAACAACGTCACCCCACTCAGACCAGAAAACTGGCTAACCATTTACGGTGCTTATTTGTGCAGTAAATGCACGGTGAGTTTTTGTTATGTAAATCAGGAAATTGAAGTACGCAGTAACATCATCGGGAGGCTTTATGTCTGTTAAAAAGCTCGATGATGGTCGATATGAAGTGGACGTCAGACCTGCAGGGCGCAACGGAAAGCGCATCCGCAGAAAGTTCGATAAGAAAAGCGAAGCTATCGCTTTCGAAAAGCATACTCAGTACAACCATCACAACAAAGAATGGTTGGCAAAACCGACAGATAAGCGGCATTTGTCAGAAATGACAAAAATCTGGTGGGAGTTGAAAGGTAAGCATGAGACTCACGGTCGAGATTATTTGGGCAAGATTGAGTTGTTCACCAGGATAACCAATGACCCATGTGCCTTTCAGATTACAAAATCATTGATAAGCCAGTACAGCTCGGTGCGGCGTTCTCAAGGTATCAAACCATCGAGTATAAATCGTGATTTGACCTGTCTTAGCGGGATGTTTACCGCATTGATAGATGCTGAGCTATTTTTCGGGGAGCATCCTTTCCGAGGCCTGAAAAGGTTGAAGGAAGATAAACCGGAAACTGGATATCTCACACAAGAAGAGATCGCCGAGCTCCTTTCCAAAGTAGACGGGGATAATAAAAAAATCGCGATTCTATGTCTTAGCACCGGCGCAAGGTGGAGTGAGGCGGCAAAACTGAAAGCGGAAAACATCATTCAAAATCGCGTCACGTTTGTTAAGACAAAGACCAACAAGCCGCGAACCGTTCCGATATCCGAGGAGCTGGCAAAAATGATCACTGCAGGTAAGCGTGGCTTTCTGTTCACTGACGCAAACTATCCAGCGTTCAGACGGCTGATGAAAGAGCTGAAACCCGACCTGCCACCGGGTCAGGCTACGCACGCATTACGTCACAGCTTTGCTACTCACTTTATGATTAACGGAGGCAGTATTATCACGCTTCAACGGATTCTCGGACATTCGCGGATTGAGCAGACAATGACCTATGCACACTTCGCCCCTGAATACCTGCAGGACGCGATAACGCTCAACCCTTTACGCGGTGGCACTGACGCTCAGAGTGTCCACACAGTGTCCACGCTTGAATGA